GAAGTTTTTTCTTGTTTAAGAAGAATTTCTTGCGCCATGCGTGTGAATGTCTTGCTAACAACGTCAAGTCTGGAACGAGAAGCATAACGCTTGTCGAAACTCAATGCACTGTCGAGAGTATAAGTTGTGAACTTAAGCTCGCTTTGTGAAGGAGCGACTTGGTTGGTAGGAAGTCCACCAGCAACTGATTGACTCCATACTTGGATGTAATCTTCGTCAGTAATGTCGTGGTAAAGATCCAAAGGAATGCTTGGGCTCTCATCACTGTTGAACTGAAGGCTAGTAAACATGTTGCTGACAGTAGGAGCTGTATTAACAACTTCTGCCAAAACTGGACCGATGAATTCAGCCAATGCAGTTTGAGCTTCATAAGCAACATCACGATTCTTGGAAGCCATAGCTTTAATAAGCTCGACTTGCTCGGGTGTTCTTTCTAAAGTAATTTTCATTTTCTTTAATTTCCTTTCTTAGAAGCTTACCTTACAAAGGTACTTAGCGGATGAATCACTGGTGTCTTCGCCAATAGCGATAACTGAACCAATAACATCTCCAGTAGCATTAGTATCTGCAGAATCAACAAGTTTACCTGCTGCGGAAGAATCAACCTTAAGGTCGCTTCCTTGACTAGGTGCGCTTGAAAAAGCAGAACCAGAGAGAAGAACAAGACCCTTTGTCAAAACAGGAACTGTTTGACCAGGAAGAACGCCTTGAGCTTCGTCCAATTTTTGCTTGTAATAAAGCATCTTTTCTCCGTTTTCGTCGAAAGCCAAGGTCTCACGAAGTGTGATACCAAGGGCGCGACCGGATCCGTCAGCAGGAGCAACAGTCATACCTGTATTAGCGGGGTATCCGTTGAATCCAATATGCGCACCGCCGAAGCTAGCACCAAGATAGTCACGAAGATTATCAGGTGTTGACGCACGCAATTCGGAAACCTCACCAGGTAGAGCTCCCGCACTCACAGAAACAACAACACCTGCGTCAAAGTCGCCACTGCCGTTGGAAACAAAACTCGAAAGAGTTGCTCCGTCAACGTCAAGTGCGAACAAATTCACAACGTCGTGTTCACTGTAGTCTCGGTATGGTAGTATTCTTTTTGCCATAATTTTTTTCTCCTATATTAGTATGAAATTTTAACAGAATCTTTGAAAGTTTTAGCGAAGCGCTCGCGAAGAGAATCTCCGTCGGATGAACTTTCATTGTTGTTTACGATAGCAGCGTCTTCAACTTCAAGATTTTCAAGAGCTTCAGCGACTTCGTCGGAAGTTTCTTCTTGAGTTTCGGATGCTTGTGCAACTTCAACTTCTTCAGTTTCTTCTGTTGTTGCTTCTGAAGCTTCAGCTGTTTGAGTGAGGCGCTTTTCAACTTCTTGAGCGACGCGATCTTCAAATGCTTTCTGTTCAGCAGCGATAAATTCTTTGTTTTTGTGTTTCCAAACTTTAGCAAGCTTTTCTTGATAACCAGCGAAACTTTCTTCGGTTTCGTCAAGCTCAACAAGCTCAGCAGCTACGATTTTGGAATCTTCCTCATCAAGTTGATAGATGTCATTCAACATCTCCATGCGAGAATTGAAGCGAACTTCAGCCTCGCGGGCAGCATTTTCTTCTTCGAGAGCAGAAAGCTTTTCTTGTGTGGATTGTAATTGCTGCTCTACTTCGCCCATTTTCTCTTGAAGAGAATTTTGAGCTTGAACAGCTTCTTCTTTTTCAGCTTTAGCCTTTTCAAGATCGGCGACGTATTGCTCGCCTTTCTCGCGGATAGCTTCGATAAACACTTTGGAAATGCTAGCGACGCTTTCTTCAGAGAAATCTTGCTTGCCAAGCTTTTCGTCTAAAGCTGCTCGGAAATCATTGATGATTGTTTCTTTATCCATAATAGTATTATTAGGTTCTTTGTTTAGTACATTTTCTTGAGAGGAATGGGAAGTTTTTTTGCTTTTTGTTATTAATTTGTCGATTGGTTCGTTGCGGCTTGATTTGGCAGGTTGTGCTTCACCCTTCTGCGCGATCAGACCTTTTACGTCTGCTGCAGGGTTGGAAGTGAACCCAATTCCCAGAGGATAAATCTCGCCAATGATCAATCGATTAACCTTGCGGCCATCTTTAAGCATTCCTTTTCCACCCAAAGCTTTTAAATACGGAGAATATGCTTCAATCTCTTGTGGATCAGAAACCACGGTTGATTCGTGCAGATCATCTCCACCCACAGAAATTACATACTCATTGAATCCAACTTCCCAACTTGCAGATACAGTTGCATAGTAGTCACTATCTGCGTCGGTTGAGTTGACAACCAAATCAGCAAACTCTTTGCTGGCGGTTTTATAAACAACTGCGGCAAGTGCGATATTGTATGATCCTTCTTCGATGAGCGCTTCGTCATCGGTCATGAGTTCGCCAGCTTGTCCATAACGAGAAAATCCAGCTGATACAATATGTCCAACAATTTTGTCGCGGTCGTGTTCGATGTTTGTGGGTTTGTGAACGAAATAGTCTTTGATGGCAACAGCAGACTCGCTCGCTATACCATCTCCATTTTTGTTGAATTTGTTGACAACTGCAGCATTGAATGCAACACCAAGCAGATCGATGTTTCGATCAAGATCAATGTTTGCAGGAATCAATGGACGCAATGCCTCAAGCGAAGCTTTGCTGATGTTCGACTCTTCAAGATCGCTTGACGCAAAAACTACACTGTCAAATGTTGTTGTATATTTATATTTTTTAGACATTTAAACTTAATACACTTAGTTTATAAACATGGGAGTAAAAGTATAATTTACACTTTCCACTTGAACATTCATCATATCATAATATAATTTTACCATCCAATTTCCAAGAACAAGCGCAGAATAACTATCTTTTCTTGCTTTTTCAGGTCCAGTTTGACGTTTTAGATTGGATGGCAGATCGAAATTTTGTGTGCCACTTGCAGAGGTTGTGATTTGAATGAGTGCGCATTGTGTCTTGATAAGATTCATCATATCAAATTGATGTTCCACAAAATCAATCATCTTTGCGGCATCTGTTTGACGCTCGCCACTCTGCGAGGTTCTCAGAAATTGCAGATCCTTGATGGGTATCTTTTTTTTGCGTTGTTCGTTGTATGCATCATCAATTGCACGTGCTGCAAAATGTATTCGGCGATGATCAAAATTTGCTTGCAACAATTCGTTTGCCAATCGTATCCATGCACTCGTAGGTTTTCGCAGATAGCAAATTGTTTTGTCGTCAAGATTGTATTCTTTTTTTCCTTCCAATACTTTTTCTTGATAGTGTTCGAGATCATCAAAATTTGTGTTTAGACATTTTATGTTGAGATTATTCTTTTTGAACAAACTACTTTCATTGCATGCATTGATAAATTGTACGCCTCCATTATAGTCGCCAACAATACTCACAATATTAAAATGAGTTAATAGATAATAAAAATAATGTATGTGTTGTTTTAAATTTGCTCCGCTCAATGCATAGCTGTGAACAACAGTACCAGTTTTGCGGTCATCATTGAGCTTGAGAATCATCATCGCAAAGTCGTCACTGCTTTCACTTTCTGCCCAACTTGGGTCGAATGCAAGAATATATTTTGCACCCACTTCGCCAGCCACTTCAACGGTTGGTGTTTCGCCATCTTTTAATGTACAAGCTGCCATTTTTGATGTTTTAAAATAGCCACTACTATCATCTGTAAATATCGATCCAAACTCTCGATCAAACTGGCTTTGACTCATTGTAGATTTTGCTTGATCAAGAAGATTTTGGTCGTACAATTGTTTGGGCGCACAATCATAACTAAATTGCATGATCACTCGATGCGCATCAGTTTGTTTATCGCCACCAACTCGTATCAATTCTTCAAATTGTTCGTATGCTTTGTACATGTATTCAAATTTATAACTTGCAGAACTTAGTGCAATAAGTTTATTGTTTGGCCAGATGTATCTTTCTGCCTCAGTCATTTGACCCTGCTCGATCATGGTTGTTTCAAGATTATACAATTGTTCGCGCTGAGTGGGATTCTCCACAACACTCAAGAAGGGTATGATAACCTCATTGTAGATGCGTTCAGGCATCAACGCAAACTCGTCGATGATGATTCGATGAAAACGAAAACCTCGCAACTTTTCACCATCACCAAGTGGCAATGCGCGAATTCTACTGCGTCCAATTTCGAGCAGCCATTCGTCGTTACTTTTTGATTTGTGAGTGATGCATTGTGCAAGATATGTTGCGCCGGGCTTGCTGGCAATATCTTCTATTTTTTTGAAGATCATTTTTGCCTGACGAAATGATTTAGAAAGTATACCAATTTCTACTCCTTGATTCATGATTGCATCAAGATATGCATATATCGCGGTGGTAAATGATTTACTCATACCCCGACTCCACACACCCATAAAATAA